GGGGGGGGGGGAGGGGGGGGGAGAGATGACAAGAAAGGCCGCGCGGAGGTCATCAGGCCGCTTATCGTCGATTTAACGCAAATCCTTCAAGTTCAGTTGGTTAAATGATACAGGCGTAAAAAAAATGGCACAAGGTAGACCGAGAAAGATCAGATCCGATTCTTCGTCCGAGATGGTAAAGCGTCTATCACGCTCTGACGGAACCATCGCGGTCCCAGACGGCATGAATCTCGAAACCGAAGAATTGCGGGTAATTTGGGATCAATTTACCAGGGCGCGACGTCAAGAGGATTGGCGTGACATGGATTTAGTGTTACTGGAGAAGGTTGTACGGTTCGAGGTGAAGATCAGGGATTGCGAGCGTGTTATCCAGGATCAGGGGATGATCCTGGAGACCAAGCGCGGGACGCCGATCAAGAATCCTCTGGTCGACATCCAGGATGGCTATTTGCGGCAAATGCTGGCGGTGATCCGCACGATGTCCCTGGGAACCAACGGCCAGGATCGGCGCACGCTGGCGAACAACAAGCACGATGACGACGAGGCGGCTAGGAAGCTGAGGGAGATGGGAGCGCCTAAGTTGCTGGCGGTGTGATGGCGCGGGTGGTCCACCGTGTCAATAGAAAAACTACCTGCCTGCCGGCAAGGCAGGCCTGCCTTGCCGGCAGGCAGGCCTGGCTGCGAGTATTCCTATGGCAAGACTCGCGGATAATGTAAGAGCCGCGGTCAAGTGCGGCCCGATTCCGAAACTTCGTGACTTTCAAACACTCCCCCTTGAGCGACTTACTCGTGGCGAGCGAGTTTGTCGTTTCATAACCGAATACCTGAAAGTTCCAGAGGGCGCGCTCGTTGGTCAGCCGGTACAGTTGGCGCCGTTTCAACAGGCGTTCATTGTGGCGGTTTACGATAACCCAAAAGGGACGCGCAAAGCGTTTCTGTCTTGTGCGAGAAAGAACTCAAAGACGACGACGATTGCGATGCTGTTGCTGGCGCACATCATCGGGCCTGAAGCGAAACAAAATACGCAGATTGCTTCAGCGGCGGCTTCTCGCGAACAAGCTGCCTTGGTTTTTCATGCTGCGGAAAAGATGATCAATCAATCTACGGAACTGCGGCAGTTGACGCGAATCGTGCCTAGCGGGAAAAGAATTATCGGGTTGACGCGCAACGTTGAATACAAGGCATTGTCCGCAGAAGCTGGCACGGCCTTGGGAATGAGCTTGGCCTTGGCTATTTGCGACGAGCTTGGCATCGTGCGCGGACCGAGCTCTCCCTTTATCGACGCCATAACGACAAGTCAGGGCGCCCATGAAAACCCATTGCTTATCGGGATCAGCACGCAAGCGCCAAGCGACGCGGATATGCTGAGCGTGTGGCTTGATGATGCCGAGCGCAGCCAGGACCCGCACACTATATCTCATCTCTACCAGGCCGATTCAGGGGCCGATCTTCTTGACAAAAAGCAGTGGAGAAAAGCCAATCCAGCCCTGGGGCTGTTTAGGCTAGAGAAAGACTTAGAGGAGCAGTTAAAACAAGCGGCCAGGCTGCCCAGCATGGAAGCCAGCGCCCGCAACCTGCTTCTCAACCAGCGGATTTCGTTGATAAATTTGTTCCTCGCCCCGGCCGCCTGGAAGGCAAACTCCGCCAAGCCGGACATCGGCGTATTCCGCAATAATAAGGTATCGATGGGGTTGGACTTGTCGGCTCGCCAAGATCTAACCGCGGCGGTTCTGGCGGCAAAGGACGAGGACGGCGTGGTGCATCTTTTGCCGTTTGTGTATACCCCGCAGGCTGGACTGGAAGAGAGGGCATTGCGGGATCGCACTCCGTATGCTGCTTGGGTGCGCGACGGATATATGATTGCGGTTCCCGGGACCACTATCGATTACGATTGGCTGGCCGCTGATCTTAGCAAGCGCCTAAAGGACCTGGACATCCGCGTGCATACCATCGAATTCGACCGTTGGCGCTGGGAGCTTTTTCAAAAGGCGGCGGACGAGGCTGGATTGCGCTTTGACGTGATCAATCCAGTAGGGCAAGGGTATAAGGATATGTCACCTCGACTGGAGGCGTTCGAGTCGCTTTTGCTCCAAGGCAAGATTCGGCATGGGGCGCATCCGCTTTTGAATATGAGCGCAGCAAACGCAATTGCGACATTTGATCCTGCTGGTAATAGGAAGCTTGATAAATCAAAAACTACGTCCAGAATTGATCCGCTGGTGGCTAGTGTTATGGCGTGTTATGCCGTGGGCGAGGGTCAGGCGCGGGCGGTGCAATTTGACGTGCGGGCGGTCATAGGGTCCCTGGCTTGCTGCGCTATCGGGTTGGCGTTGTTGTGAAAACCAGCTGGCCCACCAAACGAAATCCATTTTACGAAAGCCCGCGATGGCGCAAGCTCCGCGAGCAGATTCGGCGGCGCGACAACTTCACGTGTCGGGTCTGCGGTGTGCAGTCACGGCGTGTTGTCGTCGATCACATTGTGCCGCTACGGGTGCGGCCGGACTTGGGTCTGCATCCTGCCAATCTGCAACTCCTTTGCCCGGCATGTCATGGCGGAGCGAAGCGGGCAGCGGAGCTCTCGGCGAAACGGGGCGAGGCGGAAACTGGGCTTGATGGGTTTCCAGTAGGCAGCGACTGGAGCTAACCAGCGCCTGCCTGCCTTGCCGGTAGGCAGGCCTGCCTTGCCGGTAGGCAGGTTTATTTTTTGGAGGGAGTGATTTTAGAAACTTTACAAGCTGACAGTCTCCGGCTATGTTTAGGGATATGAACGATTCCGGACAGCGCAGACGACCACCGCCAGGAGCTCGCAAGCGCTATCCTCGACCACCCGACGACGAAGACTAGAGAATCGGGCGACGGTCCTCCGGCCCGGCTGAAATTAGGAATCCAGCTGTGCCATCGATCTCTTTCTGCAGTGCATTTTGCCCGGCACCCCCTGTCGGGCATCTTTTTGTCCGCTGATGGACAAGCTCTGCGCAAATTGCAAGTTCTGGCAGCAGCCGGATCTCGACGCGGACGATCAATTTTTCGGTATCTGTCGGCGCTTCCCACCTCGGACCATGGCCCAAGATAATGACTGGTGCGGCGAGTGGGTTTACAGCCAGGAAGGTCAGGAGCGCTTAGAAGCTGCGGAACCGCAAACATTTGGAGACTAATCGTGCCTAATCCCTGCAGTTTTGATTCCGACCACGCCGCCTGCGTCGCCGAGCGACAGGACGAAAATCCGAACGAGGAGATAGAGCAAAGCAATGCCGTTTGCTACTCGATGTGGCGGGAGCGGGATTGCGGGACGGAAAAACACTTCTCCTCCCCCATCGAGAAAGACAAGCGCGACGGGCGCTGGGTGCTGTCGGCGTCATCTCCGGATCGGGTCGGCGATACCATCGACCCGAAAGCCTATGTCAAAGCTGCATCGAGGATCAGCGACAGGCTGCCAGCGCTCTTCAACCACGATTCAGGAAAAATTGTAGGATTCTGGGACAGCATAAAAGCCGAGGGGGCCCGCATGACCGGGAGCTTGAAGCTCGTTCTGGAGACTGGGCTCGGGCGCTACATCAAGGCGCTCCTCGACGCCGGCGTGCCGATATCGAGCTCCATCGGATTTCGCGGACTCGATGCTGAGCCAAACAAGCACGGCGGTCTGCACTTCAAAGACATCGAGATCCTGGAAACGTCGCTTGTGGCTACACCAGCGCATCCTGGAGCAATCCAAATCGCCAAATCTTTCGGTATCGACCTACCAAAGTTGACCGAAAAGCAGAGACTGGAAATTTTGGTAAAAACCAAATTGATTCTTAGTAAGAAGTAAGTGCACAATGAGCCGTCGCTATGCTCATTGTAAAATAAGGGGATCTTAAAGGCGATGACCCCTGCAATAACCCCAATCGGGGAGCCTGTGAAATTTAGGGTATAAAACAATGTCTGGTAAAGTATCAGAATTGATTATCAAGCATCAGGAAGAGCTTGCCGGAATAAAGGACCAACTGCTTAAGGCAGTGGAGGAAATGGAAGCCAATCCTGATGAAGAAGCTCCGATGTTGATCATGCAAGAGCTGAACGAAAAGCACGATGTTTTGGAAAAGAAGCTTGAGGCTCTTAAGGCTACGGAGCAGAGTGTAAAGGTCCGTGCCAAGCCGGTGATGATTGATGGTGCGCCTGCTGTGATTCAGCGCCATATGGAGCCCAAGAAGCCTGGTGACGTTATCTTCAAGCACGCCGTTGTGAATTTGCTCTCGTTTATCGAGCGCAAGGATCCGTCCCAGGTCATTGAGGAGCGTTACAAGGACACCAACTACGTTGGCGAGACCTACAAGACGATCTATCGCAAGTCCCAGATCAATCCCGCCATGACCTCGGTTTCCGGCTGGGCGCAAGAGCTGACGCAGTCCGATACGCGAGGCTTCATTGAGTCGCTGAAGGATGTGTCTGTGGCGGCTGCTCTGGCTTCCCGCGCTACGTCTCTGGACTTTGGTGGCTTCCAGTCTATCAAGATCCCGCGGCGCAATCCGCTTGGGACTGCTGGCGCTGGCGTTACTGAGCCTGCGTGGGTTGCTGAAGGCCGCCCAATCCCGCTGACCAAGTTCAGCTTTGGCTCTACCGAGCTGTTCCGGTACAAGCTTGCCGCAATCACCACGTTCACGCGGGAGATCGCCGAGCGGTCTACTCCAGCTATTGAAGGCTTGCTGCGTGATGCGCTTCGCGAAGCGTACGCTGAAGTCCTTGATGCGGCTTTGCTGGATAACAGTGCTGCGGTTCAGGGTGTGCGTCCGCATGGTCTGCTCTTTGACCCGTTAGCTGGTGCCGGTGCCGCGATTACTTCGCTAGCTCCGACTACTGGCGGCGGTGAGGACGCGGTGCGTGGTGACATCATGAAGCTGATGACGGCGCTTACTAGTGCACGGGTTGGCCGGCGACCGGTGTTGCTGGTCAATGAGCTCGATAGGCTGTCAGCCGCTAGCATGGTCTCGCTGATGTCGGACTATGTGTTCCGGGATGAGCTCTCAAGCGGCAACCTCATGGGCATGCCGGTGATCAGCTCGGGCAATGTTCCGCAGCACCATGTGGTAATCGTGGACGCGGCGTATCTGGCTACGGCATTTGATTCGCCGATGTTTGATGTCTCGGATGTTGCCACCGTGGTGGAAAACAGCGCAGACACGACCGCGCCAACGATGGTCTCTGTCTCCGCTACTGATGCCGCTGGTGCCCATGCCGGACAAGTGGCCCCGACCGAAGGACGCATGGTTAGCCATCCTGCTGCGGCGACTGCGGCGGCTACGAACAGCATTGCCAGATCGCTCTGGCAGACGTGGAGCGTAGGGATCCGCATGGTGGCCCCAACCAGTTGGGGAGTGATGCAGCCCGGAGTTGTTCAGCATATCACGCCGACGACGTGGACTGCGTAACACGGTGATGTGAAAGCCGGGGCCTTCTGGCCTCGGTTTTCTCTTGAGGATAAAACTGTCATGATTTATGAGATTTATTACAAAACCGGATTTGGTAGACGAGCTCGCAAGATCACGTCAACCGTTGGTCTCCGCCATGTCATCAGGAATCTCTGGACCAGCATCACCGGCTACGGGCAAGCTCCGGCTTATCAGGTACCAACTGCAACAATCACTCCTGCATTGCCAATAACTGGCGACGCGGCTGGAACGGCTAAGGCAACCTTTGACATCCAGTTCCACGGCCAGGACATCCCGACCGGTGGCAAAATGGCTACCGTGACCTACAATGTTGGCGCTGGAGATCAGACGATTCCGGTTCCGTTGCAAGCAGGCGATACGCCGAATCAAGCGACTAACAAGATCGTAACGGCAATCAACGGCGTTGCGGAACTTAGTGCGGTCAAGGGAGCTGGAACTACTGTCGTTGTCACGCCGACCAGCGGCACCGTGCTCTCCACGCTCACGCTGGCGGTGGCATGATGTTATATGAATGCTTTTACAAGCCATTTTTCGGCCGTCGTATCCGAAAAATTACATCTACAACGGGATTAACTCACGTTTTCCGTAATTTGTGGACATCGTATCGCGGATGTCATGGTGTTGCTACAATAGCTCCAGTAACGGCATGGATAGATCCGGTATTGCAGCCAATAGCGCCATCATTGCCGTTTAGCAGAAATGTCGGAGACACCATCATTTTAGATTTTGATTTTCATGGGCTAAATATTCCGGCTGGCGGAAAAACGGTTACAATTGTTTATTCGTTTCCCGAGGTACTGTATAGGGACATTACTACAGTAGTAGATTTAGCTGCCGGTTTAACGCCAAGTCAAGCAGTAGATAAAATTGTTACAGAACTAGTTGCAACTGGTGATTTCCATGTTACTAGAGGCCCTGGAACAACAATCAACATGCAATTTACTGACCCTAATAAACTGACACTGATAGATTTTAGGGTGACTTGGGCATGATTTACGTTCCCAAGTCTGCGCCCATGCCTATCCTGATTGAGAAAGGCATGACCGGGCGGCGAATGCGTGTCTTCGACGAGGGTGAGTTGGAGCGGCGTCTGCAAGCCGGCACTGTGCGTGAGCTTGGGCGTAATTTCTACGCGGCTACTGGGTTAGATATTGCCAAGCGGCCGAAGGTTGTGGTGCCACCTGAGGATCTGGACTCCGAGATCGACGAGGATGAGCCGCAGACCTATCAGACCCGTGACATGACGGCTACTCGCAAGCGCGGGCGTCCCATGCCTACCGGCAGGCAGGCCAGCCTACCGGCAGGCAGGCGAGGAAGGTAAAGCCATGCCTACCGGCAGGCAGGCCATGATGTATCCGGTCGAGGGTGGCAAGGTCGAGATCAATCCGGATCAGATTGTTACCGCACACAAGGAAAAAGGCGGCGATCAATGGCGGCTGTACATGAATGACAATAAGGAAGTCATTGTGACTAAGCATGAGTATGCCGAGATCCGTCCATGCCTACCGGCAGGCAGGAAGCTGGTCGGGGCTACGGTGCGACTAGTATGCACTACGGAGGCTGAATGAATCTGCTCGCCAGAGTTGGGCAGTCGGTAAAATCATGGTGGAACGGGCCGGGAGAGTGCGCCAATGGCGAAGGAGGCTGGCGTGGGCCTTTCTTCGGCCAGGATTTATGGGACCTAGGTAGCCGCTGGCATCAGTTTGATCCACTTGGGGAAGGATGGCAGCGTGGGATTGGATTGCCTGGGCGTGGGCGTATTGCAGCGGTTTATGCTTGCATAGAAAGCTATGCTCAGTCTATCGCTTTGATGGGTGCGAACCACGTTCGCTACCTGGATAATGGTGGGCGTGAGACGATAACAACCTCGGCGCTGTCGCGCTTCCTGCGCGCCCCAAATTCTTATCAAACCCGTTCCGATTTCTTCTTGAGCCTCACGCACCATTTGATGCTGCGCGGCAACGCTTATGCGCTGGCGTTGCGTAATGACCGACAGGAAGTTGACTCACTGCATTTATTGCCAGCTAATGGTACATCACCATACGTCGACGATGAGACTAAGGAAGTATTTTATGCTGTTGGGCGGAACCCGTTGCTTGGTGAGATTTCTGTACTGATCCCAGCGCGGGACGTGTTGCATATCAAGCTACATACCAGCCGGCATCCATTGATCGGGCGTAGTCCGTTGGAATATGCCTCGGCCGCAATGGCTATCAACAATGCGATCAGCAATAACCAAGCGGCATTCTTCAACAATATGTCGCGCCCTAGTGGTGTGCTGACTACGGATGAGAAGCTAACCAAGGAGCAAATGGACGTACTGCGCGATGCATGGAAGGCGCGGAGCCAGGGGATCAACGCTGGTGACGTGCCGATCCTTACTTGGGGCTTGAAGTGGCAGCCAATGACTATTACAAGCGAAGATGCCCAGCTTGTAGAGGCTTTTCGTCTAAGCGTAGAGGAAATAGCTAGAGTCTATCGGGTGCCGCTAGCGCTGATCGGTGATTATACCAAGGCGACCTTTAACAACGTAGAGATGTTGATTTCATCTTGGTTGGCTACTGGACTTGGTTTTGTGATGGAGCACATTGAGCAGTCATTTACGAAATTCTTTCGGTTGCCAGTTAATGAACACCTGGAATTCAATCCGGACACCATGCTTCGCACTGACTTTCCCGGAAGGGTGGATGCGCTTGTAAAAGGCATTCAGGGCGGGTTGTATTCGCCAAATGAAGCTCGTGTAAAAGAAGGGCTTAAGGAAGTTGAATATGGTGATGAGCCGAGACTTCAAGCCCAGGTTGTCCCACTATCCCAAGTTGAAATGACTCCTTCTGCTGCTCCGGCTCCAGTTTCTACTGTAGAGCCAGAGGAACCGACTCCTACTGAAGAACAGCGCCGCTTTGCTGCTTTTGTGGCAGAGGACGCTATTAGAAAAGCGATGGCTGCATGAACGATTTTACTCCTGTTTATTCTGCCGTAGGGCGCATTCTCAAAGAACAACGCGCCGAGATTGATGCCGCTATCCTGGATCAGCACTCCAAGGTAACTGCGCTTGAGCAAGAGGTAGAAGAACTTCGTAAGCTCAATGGTCAGGATTTGCAGGATGCATTGTACCGTCTTGCCGATGCCAATCGGCGGATGGAGGCGCTTACTAAAAAGTGGCGTGAGCTGCAGTTGTCGTTCGTTCCTTACAATGACGCTGAAATTCGTAAGCAGTTAGAAGAGCATACCGCAAGTTTACTCAAGCTGTTTGCTGCTGGTGATGTGGCAAATGATTTGCGCGATGAGCTCCAAGCAGTACAAGAGCAGCTCGATGTACTGCCATCCGCAGTAAACGAACAGCGCGAAAAGAATCAGACCGAGATCAGGCACAGCATCGAGCTGCTTGAGCAGAAAATCCATACTCGGTTGGCGCAGATTGAGAAAGCGCCTGGTCCGCAGGGTGAGCGTGGCATCCAAGGGCTCCAGGGAGCTCCAGGACGTGATGCGGACCCTGAAGCCGTAGCTTTGCACTTGCGTACGGATGAAGCCTTTAAAAAGGCGCTGGTAGGCCCTGAAGGCAAACCTGGCGAGAAAGGCGATCCAGGACAGGACGGCATTGGGCTCAACGTTAAGCTCTGGGCTCAGGGAATCCATCGAGCCGGCACACTGGTGCAGCATGACTTCGGCTGCGTTTCCCTTGCACTGAAGGATACCAATGCGCGCCCCGGCGACTCTGAAGACTGGGAACGTGTAGGTAGCGGCGGTTTCCGTTGGCGTGGAGTAAAAAGCAAGAACGCTTCTTACCGCGATGGCGATTTGTACATCGAGGAGGGGACTACCTTCCTGGTTGTAGACGGCAAGGGCCGGATGCTAGCCAAGCGGGGTAGCGATGGCAAGCCGGGCACCAATGGCGCTGATGGGCGCAATGCCCCATTGCCGCTTGAGATCAAGTTTTTCGAGGATGGCGATGACACCAACCTCGCGCTGATTTTCGATGATGGCACTATCTGCGAAACGCAGATGCCAAAGATCATTTCCCATGCTGTAAAGACCTACCGCAATGTCCAGGCCGTAATGGACAAGATGGAGCGGGCGCTTGAGATCTTTGGCAGCACCGAGAAGGCGCTCAACTGGTTCATGGAGATCATCAGCCAGGGCGGCGAACCGACTGATAGTCCGATCCTGCGTTTCCGTGGTATTTGGCGGTCCGGCACCAGCTACAGCCGTGGCGATGTGGTAAGCTTCGGCAATAAGCTCTATATCGCACCAGCTTCGACTTCCAAGGACCGGATGCAGGTTGATGACTGGGTTCTGTTTCATGCCGGTGGCGGTGGCTCTCCTCGCGGAAATATGGCTTGGCGTCAGCGTGAGTACCAGGCCGGAGCCATTGTCTATAACCCGGCGGACAACAACTGGTACCGGGCCTTACAGGCTGTCACGGCTGCCACCGGTTCGCCTGAGTTGCAAGCGAGTGCCCAAGACTGGGGACTGATTGGGGGCCGGGGCGGCACCACGATTGAAATTTTTGATCCGACGAAGGCTTACCAGACTGGTGATCTGGTGCTCGTTGAGAGCGTGACTCATGAGTACCTGATCTTCCGAGCTGAAGCGCCCATCGCTGCGTCAAACAACCTGCCTGGTACGTCTGCCGCATCTAATCAGTGGAAGCAGGCAAGCACTCGTCCAACTGTGTGGGTAACGACGGTCCTCGGCGAGACTCCGGCAAACTTCGGAGTAAATCGCCCATCGACTGGTGCGACAACATGGGACCCGTCTGGCGGTATCCGTTGGCAAGCGACCGGACCCGATGGCTGGGACGCCCAGACTGCGGCGCATTTAACGCATTACCGTATGGAGCATGTTACTACGGATCTAACGGCTCATCCGGGCACCTATCAGATCGGAACCAGGCTGTGGAAGCAAGATCCGAACGGCGCTTGGACAAACTGGGCTGGCGGTGGTGTCCCCCATGCCGTTGTTACCGCCGCTGGAACCGAAATAACTCCTGACCTCGTCGCACATCCGCCAGCAATCACTATATTGCGTCCAACTGGCGGCGTTTTGACACCTGCCCCCGGTCTTTGGCAAGGCGTGCTTGTTACTAACGGGGTGCCGCGAATCGATCCGACTGGATTAGCGTTGGCGCTTTGCTTGGAAGACAGTGCTGGGGTCTTTGGCTGGACGGCCATTGACAACGGGTTCTTCGCCCATGGCGACCAGAGTGTCATGAATGGACTTCTGTTTACCAATTTGTTCTCGACTTCGGGCAAACGCGATGACGTTCTCATAAACACGGCTGACCATACTGCGTGGATTCACGACGGCACCGATTGGGTCCCGCTCCAGCTAAAGGACCAGCTCTGGACCTCGAACATAGCCGGGCAGACACCGACCACTGCGGGCATAACACCCACGTGGTCGGCTACCGGGGAGGCTTTCTCTGCTGCGATCCCTGGGGCGCAGTTCATCAATACCGCTGATCACATAAGTTGGACTTTAGTTCCTTTGGCGGCTGGCGGAACGGCGCAATGGATGCTCACGACCTCACATGCCTCGCAAGGTATGAGTGTTGCCGGTTTGATTGCAGTACCTTCGCCAATTGCCGACCCATCCGGTGCAGCAAGTGAGTGGGATGCCGTTGGCGGCGCAGGATGGGTAAATGGGCATTACATTGTGCATTCTGGCACTGGTGGAAATGGTTTACAAGTTCGGTTTGTCGATAAGGCCGGTAATAATCTTCAGTCTCAATTTGCTTCGTTATCGCTTGGTGCTGGAGATACGATCCAGATAACGGACAGCACAGGGCAAACGTTGCGTTATGAGCTGGGCGCTGCACCAGTGCTGGATGTCAACTCAATCATGTTCCCGAAGGCGGGCGGCTTGTCTGGTAATGACGTAAATTGGCTCAATGCCGCAGTTACCATCAAGCTGGCTATAAGCGCGCCATTCACATTTACTTGGGATGACGTTGGACCCGCACTTGCCGGTTTGAAGAATGGCGACTACCTTCTGATCAATCACGTCCGCACCGATGCTCAAGGCAATTCTATTGGAGTTCCTGCCGGTATCCCCGGGCTAGCAACCGGGACACAGATCGGGGTAGGCGACTGGTTGGTTGCAGTCGATACGAATGGAACTGGGTCTCCAGATCAGTACGTGCTGGTGCGTCATGACCTCCAGGCGTCTGGGCTCCCGCCAACAACGAATAAGCAGGCTGGAGATGTTCTTACAATCACCGACGCGGCGCGAGGAACATCTGACTGGCGAGCACCACAAATGGTGGGAGGGGTTGCAAATACTCAAGCCTATGTAACCGGCGGAGGCGTTGCTACTTGGGATGACTTACCTGCCGGTGCAGTTGTATACGCACTTGATACGGGAAATCTGCTTGTAAAGACCCGTATGCCGAGTACTTGGCAGGTTATCCCTGTAGGTAGCACGGTCCCGGTTGGCGCAATTATTTCTTTCGGCAGCGCCACTGCGCCACCTGGTTGGATGATGTGCGACGGCGGTATAGTGCCAGCCACTTATCCATTACTGCGCGCGGCAATCGGCAACACGCTACCTGATTTGCGCAATCAGTTCGTTAGGGGTTCTGCTGATCAGAATGCCATTGGTGGCTTTACACATCACCAGGATACAACGCGTATGCCGCGTAATCCATTCAGCGGAATAGCGACGAGCGCAGGAGACCATGCGCATTATATGGATTTATCGGCATTTAGCATCGACGCGAGCTGGCAATCGGCAGATGAACTCCTTTTATCCCCCGGGCATTCATCTACTCCGTCCGGGGTGTGGAATAAGCGCTTAAATGTAAATACTACGGGGGCACACCAGCACACGCTAAACATTAATGGCGGCGATAGTGAAACGGCGCCCCCTTCTGTGTATTTGGCTTATATCATTAAGCACGACTAACGGTGCGATCTGGTGGATTTAAAGCTTCTCGTAGGCGGGGTACGGCCATAGTTTAATGAACGACGAAGTGTCACAGCCAGACTCGATGTTTGGTGCGGCGCTTCAAGTCCTGCGGGAGCATGGACTGGTTGTTATCGCCCTCGCAGCACTGGCATGGCAGGTTTACTTTCTTGGCGGTTTGTTGGATGCACAGAACGAACGTTGGTCAATGGTTATCGAGAAGGTGAGTATTCGGTTGGAAGAAGATATTCGGGAGCGGATGCTTTATTGGAAAGAAGTTAGCGGTTTACTTGCTAAGTTTGATCAGGAACTTGATGTAATTACCAAAATAAACTCTGATATGGAAGAAGAGTGTTTAATAAAGAATGTCACCAAAGATCCTTTAACGCAACCGGAAGGCAATTGATGAGTAGTTTCACTTGTAACAAGTGCGGAGAGACGATCATTGATACTCCGCGTGGTTATACTACTGGATGCCAGCACTATCCTCTGGAGCGTCAGAAGAAAGTGCATATCGAACCGTTGACCGAAGAGCAGAAAGAGAAGGTTTATGAGCTGGCTCGGCGGTTGGCATACGGTACTACTTGGGAAGATGATGATTTCACTTAGGAATTTGGCGAACAGCATGGAAAAAGACTAATCTTTCAATCAGCCTGGCGGGCATTACGCCCACCAGGCAAAGAGATCAAAATATGCGCAAGAAAAACGATCTGGGGTATCAGGTTGACTGGGAGTTTGAGCCTCGTCCTGGCGAAATTTTCCTCTGGTGGTCGGCTGTGACACTGATGGGGCTGATCTGGTTGATCGGCTTCTATACCACGGTTATTTGGGTGTTTGAGTGGGTGTTAGGGTGAGTATGAAGATTTCCGATAGAGGGCTTGAGCTGATCGCGCTGCCGGTTAACCACATACAAAGACGCAGGAGGTAGACCCGTGAAGATCTCGGACAAGGGCATTGAGTTCATCAAGCAGCATGAAGGCATGCGGCTCAAGGCATACCAAGATTCAGTCGGTGTTTGGACCATCGGCGTGGGTAGCACCCATGACGTGCACCCCGGTATGGTGATCAGTGAGGCCGAGTGCGAGGCGCGACTGCGCAAGGACCTGGAATGGGTCGAGGAGTGCATCAACCGACTGGTAAAGGCGCACCTGACTCAGCCGCAGGTGAATGCTCTTGGATCTTTCGTGTTCAATCTGGGCTGCCGAGCATTCCAGAAATCGACCTTGCTGCGGAAGCTCAATGCCGAGGACTATGAAGGCGCGGCGGAAGAACTGATGCGATGGGTTAATGCCGGGGGCCACAAGCTAGCCGGGCTGGTTCGCCGCCGTCACGACGAGATGGAAATGTTCCTGTCCTGATCAGTCTGCGGAGGTACACTGAATGAATAAGAAAAACGATCTTGGGTATCAGGTTGATTGGGAGCCAAAGTATAGTCGTGGCTCTAAGTTGTTTTGGTTAATGGCTATGGCGCTGATGTGGCTGATCTGGTGGATCGGCTTCTATACCACGGTTATTTGGGTGTTTGAGTGGTTGATGGGGCGGCCACATGCCGGATACGGGCAACACTGAGCATGTTTATGCCTTTGGAGGCACACATGAACTACGACAAAGAGATTGAACTATTTGACCGCGTGCGTCGACTTGAGGGCGCCTTGGCAAAGGCCATCGTTTGGATGGAAGACGCAGTTGATGGTGCAGCATCCAAGGCTGAGGTTGATGAAGTAGCTGCTGAACTGCGGGCTTTGATCCCCGGCATGGGCGGCGTAAAAGATAATCCGGAAGAGGCAAGCGAATGACCATTCTTGAACTCAAGGGGTTTATGTCTAGATAAATGGGGCATTACAAGAAGACCCAAAGGACTATACACTGAACATGTCTACGATTGTATTCAACGAGCCATTAGCGGCTGGCGATGAAGTCTATGCAAGGTATTGGTAATGCTCCAGCTAGAATCAGTCGATTTTGATGTGCTGCCTCGTGATCTTCTCGTGGCAGTTAAGCGCCATTGCCGCGTCGAGTTTGACCGTGATGACAGTTATCTGGTTGAAGCTACTGCACGCGCTATTGCTGAGATCGAATCAGTAACTGATCTCAGCGTGAATCCTGCTATGTGGATTTGGGAGCCTTCCAATTGTTACGAGATTAGCCGGGAGCGTGTACCAAAGAGCCCTACAAGGCAGATGGACGAGATCGACGATCAGGGCGTTGTCACTGGGACTGTTGATCTGAAATGGTACGGGGACAACGCTTTTGCGCCAGAACTGTGGAGTGCGCACGGGCGGTATCGCATACATTGCGGATACTTGGCTGCCTTAGATATTTCGCCAGCTGTGTTAAACCCGATCTTGATGCTTACCGGTACATTGTACGAGCAGCGCGAAGCGGTTCAGGCTGGATCGTTTAACGAGCTGCCGGACATGGCTAATCGTTTGTTTTCCGGACTTTGGCGTCCGGCAGTTTAAGAGATTAAGAAATGAGCTTTGCAAGACAACTTGGCGATTTGGACCGTGCCGGTGTCCGCGTAGTCAATACCGTTGCCGATTTGCGTGCTGTCGTGCCTCAGCAGTATGGAACACTATGAATAGTCCATCCGAGCTGGACACGGTCTGTTTATATCCAGATGGAAAAACATAGGTGCCCGCCCTTTCTTGGACGATAAGACGGGTAAAGCGCTGGCCTGTGAGGTCGGTCTTGGGTCTTCCCATTTCGTTCTCTCCTGATGACTGGAGAGCTAGATATCTACTAGAGGTAGCAAGTTATGGCTAAGTTCAGTACAAGAAATTTGAAAGTGTATTTGGATGATGCTGCTGTTATCAGCACATTATCCCATCCTGTTATTTCTGCTGTCACTGCCGCTAAACCGGCAGTAGTAACGGTTGCCGATGAAACCGGATTTACTGCTGGTGATCTTGTCCAGGTGAAAGGTACAGGGATCGCTGCGCTTGATGGTAAGTATTTCACCGTTGGTACGATTAATTCGGTAGCACACACTATCGAACTACTCGGTTCTGATAATTCTGGTGGATCAACTGTGGTAGCTGCTACAGCCGAACTACAGGATTTGCCGCAGGGTAGGGCGTTTATTCCTTTCTGTATCAACACCCTTAGCCGCGACGTGCCGGCTGGCGAGACGATCTCTGTGGCTACGTTCTGCGATCCAGAGGCTTCAGTTGCAGGTGCTCCACAAGGTGCTGGTACGCTTTCTTGGGGCGGTCCTATCGATTTTAGCGATGCCGGGTTCTGCGCGATGCATAAGGCTCTAGAAGATGGCAAGCCTCGTCGAATTCGTGTTGAGTTCCCTGATAACATCGGTTCGATGATCATGGATATTGAAATCAACTCCTACTCGGAGAGTTTCGAGCTGAATGCAGCGGGGTCTTGGACTGGCGGTGCGGTAGTGAAGACCAAGCCACAGTACATCATCACTGAAGCCGGCAAGTGCATGTGATGAAAGCTGGACGCTTAAGGCACCGGGTTAGGGTCGATGCTCCTACCAGGGGAATGGATTCCCTTGGGGCTCCGACATCTAGCTGGTCTACGCTGGTGGAGGTGCAGGCTGATGTTAGCTATGTCTCCGGACGCGAGTACATGGCGGCATCTCGCGATTTGAGCGAGGAGGTAATCCGCGTCTATATGCGGGAGGTGCCTGGAGTGCATTTAGACGCGGGCTTTAGGCTTACCGACGTGGACAATAATCAGCAGATTGATATTGTCTCGATTTTGCGAGACCACACTCGGTCTATGCTAACTATTGTCGGGAAAGCCGGATCTTCACACTCCTGACTGGAGTAGTCAGCCTTGCCATGGCAATTGACACTCAGCTAGTTGAAGCCCTTATCCAGGAAACTGGGGAAACGGTCCGGAATCTTCATGGCGAGGAGTTATCCGATTTGCAGCCAGCCGAAGTGCCCCTGATCGTGGTATCGCGGCTTTCTGTATTCTGGGGCGAATTTGATACCTACTGCGGTCAGCAAGAGGCGGAGGCGACCTACTCGGTTGATTGCCTATCGCTGTCGCTTGAAGATGCCAGGCGCCTATCTAATCTGGCAAGGCGCGTTTTAACTAATCTCGGATTCCAGATTGAGTCCCTTTTCGACGTCTGGGAGAGTTCAATGAAAATTTACCGAGTCACACTTACTGCAAGCATAATAGAGGAGAACTTTTAAACTATGTACCAACTAAGAACGATCTTCCTTCAAAATCCTACCATCGGTCAGACGGTCGAAATCCGTGAGCTAAACATGAAGGCATTTATGCAGGCTCAGCGAGAAGCAGCCGGCGCCGGCGACGAAGATACTATCCAGACCAGTCTTCGGTACCTGTCGCGAATGCTCTGGGTTGACGGCCGCCAGTTTACCATGGAAGAAATCGAGGAGTTCCCTGCTGGGATCGTGATGGAGCTCATCGGGCAGATGAACGAGCTGTTTGGGGGTGCTGGCGAGGGGGAAGCCTAAGCGCCACGGAAGAGTTCCTGTTCTCCCTTGCGTGGGAGCTTAAGACGACTGTGGCGCATCTGATCGAGAATATCTCGTTGGAGGAGTACTTCAAATGGCAAATCTTTTTTGCTAAGAAGCATCGACTAGAATCAGGTATCAAGGAGCCTGAGGAGATGAGCGAAGAGGATATCCGCAAGGCGTTCGGAGCGGAGTGATGGCGGTTGAGATAGGCCTATCCACGCTTGCCAAGACTCCGGCTCAGCTTTTCGTCGCGGGGACGCCTTACAAAAGCGTAGAAGAGCGTCTAACGGTGGAGCTCAGGGAAACCATCCGCTCGTACCCCATGAACTTCAGGGAGCTCTCAGGCGGCCTGGTGGACGTCTACGGACCGCTAGGCGCTCGTAAGGGCGTGCCGGTATCTGATGCGCAGGATACGCTTGAGCGGCTGCCCATCCGCGACTCTACCACTGATATCGTTCCTGCTGGTGTTATCAAGGAGCAGGAAATCGATCTCGGCCGAGAGGCAATGTGGATTAGGAATCAGATGATAGCGGTCACGCCGATCCGCGAGGGTCGTTTGCGCAATAGCTACGTATTCAGCGTTGGCGGCAGAATGTTGCCGGCTCCTCCTGCTAATGGCACTTTTAGTGTGATATCGATTGTTAACTATGTAGAGTACGCTAGTTACATTTGGCTGAAGTACAAAATTTATAATACTATCTGGAAAATAGTCAAAGAAAGGGCCGACAAAAAAGATTACCGCGTTAGCCTCCAATATGAAAAAGGCGCTATTGTCTATACCAACAGGATTGCTAGAAAAGGCAACATCGGCGGTGTAGGTCAGATGGCGTTAGCCGCTCCTCGCATTACTATTGGCTATCCTGGAGCGCTGACCAAAGTCGGAAAGCTGACCAAGGCTGGGCGCAACAGCAGTGCACGTGGGAGTAAATAACAATGGCTAGATCTTACCGTGATGTTGTAACTCGCTTGACTTTACAGATCCAAGGATGGGAAGCCGGGATTAAACGGCTGGAGCAATCCAATGAAAGGGTTGCCAATTCAGTTAAAAGCATCGAGTCACGTACTTCCAACTTCGCAAAAAACATAGCTGGCGCGTTCTCAATAGCCGCAGTTAAGAATGTTGGCTCGTTCCTGTCCAGTCTTCAACAACTGGACAACCGGCTTAAAGGCATTTCAGGCTCTAGTCAAGCTTATGCTGAGAATCTAAACTACATCCGGGATGTATCATCACGATTTGGTTTGGCACAGGAGACGGTTCAGAAAGGCTTTACCAACCTTGCGGCCGCCGCGCAGATAGCTGGCAAATCAGTACGCGAGGCGCAGTCTGAGTTCACTGCGCTAGCTACCGCGGCGAGCGGAGCCGGGCTGTCTTCTGCCGAGCTTGAGGGTGTGCTCCTTGGATGGACTCAGCTCTCTGGCAATGCTGTTGTAAACCTTGAGGACTTGAGGCAGGTAGTAGACAGGCTACCTGGCGGGCTCAATCTTGCATTGAAAGCAATGCAGGACATGACTGGCAACACGGAGCTTACTGGCGACGCGTTCAAGAAGCTTGTATCTCAAGGTGCAGTAACGACTGACAAGTTCCTGCCTGCTCTGACAAAACAGCTTCAATCCGCTTTCGGCGCATCGGCACAGAAGAACGCCGAATCAATGGCGTCAAACATTACGCGATTCAATAATGCCTTGCGTGAGGTGGCAAGGCTAATAACCGAGTCTGCGCCGTTCCGAATTTTGACCGAGACCATGGAAGGGCTCAATAGCGTGCTTGGGTTATTAAACGAAAATTTGGATGTCGCCAGCGCAAAGCTTCAAGGTCTGCAGGTACAGACCAACCCGGAGATCGTCGAGCAAGCCGCTAAGGTCGCAGAGCTAACTCAGCGCAGAATTGATTTAGAGCAAAAGCTTAAACAGCTTGAGCCTGATTCCCGCGCCTATTCCAGGTTAGCGTCGGAAATCGCAAAGGTTACAGCAAATCTGAGCCAGCAAAGAGGCGTGCTGGATCGGATGCAGGAATCTTGGGTTAAAGCCGAGGTTGCTGCGAAAGAAACGGCCAAATCAACATCGGATATCGGCGGAACGCAGATCGCCGGTACTGCAGATGAAATCGACAAGATCGCCAAGGCGCTGAACCTGACCGCCAAGGGCGCGGAAAACCTACGTAAATTTTTCCCGGCCATCTCGCAAGCTGCGCAGGAAACGGGCGTAGACATAACTACCATTATCGGCAAAATTTCTGTAGAAACAGGTAAGTTTACAGCATTCGTCAATCCAAATAGTTCAGCCCGCGGGCCGGCTCAAATTGTAGCAAAGACAGCAAAATATCTTGCAGACAAATATGGGTTCAGTTATGAGGCTCTTCGTACAGGAACAGATGAATGGGTACAAAATATCCGGGCCGGTGCTGCTTACCTTAAAGAGCAATATCAAGGGGTTGATTCTGAATTAGAGGCATTAGCTAAATATTTCCTCGGACCAGGCGATTTCAAGAAATACGGACTTGATTATACTACAGGCCCGAACGCCGGATTAACCGGGAGAGGATATGGAACTAAAATCATTTCAGAGGCAAACAAAGTCCGCGCTGTATTAGGAGATACTGGCGACGTAACGGCAAAGCTAACTGAGATTCAGAACAAACAACGAGAATCACTAAAGGCACTTGAAGACCAATACCGCGCCTATGGTGATGAGATTCAGGCGATAGACGCTGCGCAAGCCAAGCTCAACGAGTCCTTGTCCACAGCTAAGACAACATCCTTCGGCTCGGCAGCTGAGCTATCCAACATTCAAGCCATTGAGGCAGAGCTTGCCAAGCTGCAAGAGCGCGAGGATACGCTAGTCGCAGAACAAGCAAAGCTGTCGGCTAGCATTACTGAGATGGGCGGCACTGCAAAGGACGCAGGCGATGGCCTGAAGTCTGTTGGTGAGGCCGGAATCAAGGCGGCGGAAGGATTCGCCAAGGCGAACGAAAGCGCGGAATCCATGGTAGAGCGGCTGAAAACTGTTGCCGATGCTGTTGACCCGATGCGCTCATTACGCGAGGAATATGAGCTCACCATTAACGCAATCAATGATCTGTCTTTAATACCGGACATAGAGAAAAAGATAAACCTCGACCTTTCGGATCTTGAGCAAAAAGTTACTGCAAAGTTTGAGGTAGATGTTTCTAACATTGAGAGCGCAAAGACCGCAATCGGCAATCTCGGCATATCATTCGAAGAACTGAAAATTCAGGGTATCGATGCAGTAAACGACGCGATGTCAAGCTTTATTGACGATCTGGTGGAAGGCACTGCAAGCGCCGAGGACGCGGTCAAGAGCCTGATCAAGCAGGTAGCCAAGCTCGCGCTACAATTCGCTGTCACCAATGCCTTCAAAGGCATTACGGGCTTATTCGGCAACGCCAAGGGCAACGCTTACGACAAGCTGGCGTTGCCATATGGCGTCTACACAGCTCCCACGGTTTTTGCTCTGCCAGAAGCGGGCCCGCTCAAGCGCTACGCCAAGGGAGGCATTTTGGGCGAGCGAGGAGCTGAGGCGGTGATGCCGCTGGCGCGGATGGCTAATGGAGATCTGGGTGTGCAGTCCAGCACGGTCACGGTTCAGCCTATCGTAAACATCACAGAGACAACCGACACGACAAAACAGGGAACGGTGAAAACGAGCACTAATAGTAATGGCGAATCAGTGATTGATGTGCTTATTGCTAAGGTTAAAGCTGAATTCCAGTCTGATGTAGGCTACGGCGGGACCTTCTCCAAAGTTATGGAGCAACAATATGGGCTGCGGCGTTCGTTAGGAGCTTACTAAAATGGCGGCATATCCAAGTACACTCCCAAGTCCTACAATTGACTCTTATTCGATTACGCCGTTTGATCCAACAATCCGTACGGATATGGCGAACGGGTTGGCGAAAGTCAGGCGTGTTACTCGCAGGCGTGTAGACACAATTTCTGTACGTTGGACATTTACCAGAGTGCAGTTTGCTGCTTTTCGCAATTGGTGGCATGACAGTACTGGGGCGGATGGTGGAGCGGCCTGGTTTAATATTAAATTATACTCGGGTGTCCCAAGCTCAGGTGCGGCCGGTGGAGATTGTGAGCAACAGAATAAAGCACGATTTGCCGGCCCTTGGGCAGCTTCTCCGAATACTGCTTACTACTTCAATGTTACCGCCGACCTGGAGGTGGTAGATGCCTGATACAACACTGAGTCAGGCAATCAAAGAGGCTTACGCCACAAAGCCAGAGATTGTTATTTATCATACTCTAGAGTTTAGCCATCCCAGTCTTGCTAATTCGATTAGAGTAGTGCAGGGGTTTCACGACATTACTGCCGAGGGGCAAAACTGGCAAGCAGTTCCGTTTGAGCTGGTATTGCCTGAAGTTACTGAACTGTCTCCACCAAATATTTCTATCAAAATTGACGCAGTGGCTGGCTACATTTTAGAGGCAATTGAAACCATCGCCGCTACGATGACCAATGACCCAATCAAGGTGACCTACAGGGCGTTCTTGGAAACTGCGATGGGGGCCCCGGCCAATCAACCGCCACTGTCATTGTCACTTTCTGATATCAGTGTAAACGAGTTTTCCGTAACTGCTACTGCCAGCCTGTCTCCATTGAATAATAGGAAATGGCCACGACGCATTTACACTGACGATGATTTTCCAGGATTGCTCAGTGTCACTTCCTAACTGGACAAACGATTATCTTGGGCTGCCGTTCATTGTGGGTGAGCGGGACTGCTGGTCATTCTTTAGGCAAGTGCAGAATGATCAATTCAAGCGTAAAGTGGCAGCGATTGATATTAATGCCAAAGACACTCTGGCAGTTATGCATACCGTGGCAAACCATTTAGAAAGAAAGCTATGGTTTGAAACGGATGATCCTCAACTGGGTGATGGTGTTTTAATGGCAAAGGGCGAGCATCCTTTCCATGTCGGTTGCTATATCGGATCAGACTATATATTGCATTGTATCGAGCCAATTGGTGTAATCCTTCAGACCATCGTCAGCTTGCGCCTTCACGGCTGGCAGAATTTACGGTTTTATCGTCATGCATCTTGTTACGTTCAATAATCCTTTCGATCCTGGCGACCATACTGTAACGCCAATCGAGCATCCGTGCTGGCTTGCTGAGCTTAGCCCAGAGGAAGATGAGCGTGCCTATATCATGCTGGTCAACGGACATCCGATCTTGCGTAGTGATTGGGACGTAACCTGGATTGACGGTAATGACCTAGTAACGGTTGGTTATCTCCCAGCAGGCGGCGGTGACACCAAAGACATATTTCGTGCGGTCGCATTGATTGCTGTTGCGGCTGTTGCTTGGTGGGCTGGTGGAGCATTGGCCGCCGGGCTCACTTCATCGGGCCTAGTTGCGTCTTCTACTGCAGCTACTGCAATAGGTGGTGGACTTTCACTTGCTGTTGCGGCTGGTGGATCAATCCTTGTCAATGCGTTGATCCCAGTCACTTCACCCTATGTAAAAGAAACGGCAGATAGTACTTTCAATCAGTCCCCAACTTATTCAATTAGTGGTGGAAATAACACTGCCAGACTGGGGCAAGTAATTCCTGTTCAATATGGCCGGATGAAGTTCTTCCCGGACTTCGGTGCTGCTCCTTGGACTTGGTATAGATGGAATGAGCAGGATTTATATGAACTGCTTATACTTGGAGAAGGCGAATACGCGATAGAAAGTATCGCAATTAATGACGTAGATATAAGCAACTATACCGATGTTGCTTGGAGACAATACGGACCAAATGAAGATCCGGATTTATTTCCTACCCAAATATTTTCCACAAGTGCTGGAAATCATTTATTGGAGAACATGTACCAGCAGGGGTCCGGTGGTGAGCGATGGTCCCCCGCTATAATTGCCAATCCAGCCGGGACGATATTAAATGGCGTACATATTGATATTAATGCTCCAGCTGGCGCTTATCGTATAGAGGAAGATACGGGTGATATAAAAGATATTCCAATAGGCATCAGAGCAGAACTTAGACATATCGATCAATCCGCTAATCCAATATCACCCTGGACTTTGGCTGGAGAATGGTGGGTCACTTATAGTACTAGAGAGGCTATTAGAGTCTCGTATTCTTTGACAGTCCCAGCTAATTGGCAAAGAGTGCAAGTCCGCGTATGCAGAGTTGATAAAACAGTTAGCTCTAGTGAAAGAGTTGTCGATAAGTTTTATTTAGAAACTGTTAAAGGCGGGACATTTACTTCAGCTGGTAGTTTGGCGGCCACTAGCAAGCTTGCTATAAAAGTTAGAGCTTCAAATCAGTTGACTAGTCAAACGGCGGTTAAAGTTTCAGTAATTGGAACTCGCAAGTTAAAGCTGTTCCGCAATGGTGCATTTCAAACGACGGCCACAGCTACGAGAGGGTGCGGTGATGCGCTGATCGATGCGTTGACCAATGACGTATATGGTGCCGGGCTACCGATCACGCGCCTTGATATTCCAGCTATGCTGGCGTTGAATAATATAGAATTCGACGGACGTTTTGATAGTTCATCTACAGCTTGGGAAGTAATTACCACGATTGCTAAGGTTGCGCGGGCAGTTGTCTATTCCCAAGGTGGTTTGCTGCGTGTTGCTAGAGATACTGGAAAAGGCCCCACTGTTGCGGTTTTCTCTTCCCGCAATATTGTAGCTGGTAGTTTTGCTCTTGATTATGTAGTCCCAACGGAAAATACGGCAGAAGCTGTAAAAGTAGAGTACTGGGACGAGACAGTATGGGCACAACGATATGTGTCCGTTCGTTACGATGGCGCACAGCTTAGCGAGGAGGACGTAGAGGCTTCTGTTAATCTATTTGGTTGTGTTAATAGAAATAGGGCCTATAGCGAGGCGTGGTATTTAGCTCGTTCTAATCGCTATAGACGTAGACTGATTTCTTTCCAAACAGAGATGGAGGGATTTATTCCGTCACTCGGCGATGAAATCAGTGTTAGCTATGATATGCCCGGTTGGGCAAAAAGCGTAGACATCAAGGCTTGGCTGAATTCAACTACAGTACAATTTGCCGAAGCAATTGATTGGGCATCAATCGGCGGCGGCGCAACAATTGCGTTTCAAGGTGCAGATAATAGCCGACTAACCGCTATTGGAGTAACACGTGGGTCTGCAGATGACATAGGCGTATTGGTTAGTGCTCCAAGTCAAAGCGTTATTCCTGGTAAGCAGTTTGGAGTAATCGCCACGACCTCTAATTTTTCACGTGTTGCTATTGTCACTAAAGTAACGCCAGCCTCTTTGCATTTGGTGACAATCGAAGCGATTATTGATGATACGCGGGCACATGATAATTCACCGACCCCGCCGACTCCTACTCCACCGATTCGGCCTTGTCCAACGCCAACCGTTGTGGGTCTCCAGCTTTCTGGATTTCCTGGCTATGTCATAGTAGCTAATTGGGATGCGGATAGCTGTGCTAAATATTTTGTTGTCGAATACGCCCAATGGACTGGGGCGACTCCGCCAGCAACAGGCTGGTATAAAGCGGGGAACTACAATTACAAAACTGCACGATTCACATCTGCTATTGGTGGAGACATTTGGGTTCGAGTAGCGGCTGTCGGTGATAACCAAGGAGCATGGGTATATAGCAATACTAGGGCCATAGCTGCTGGAGTTCCCGGAAATCCAACTGGCGGTCCACCAGCTCCGACCAATATTATTTGTACTTCATTCATTGGCGCGCTATTACTGGAATGGCTAAACCATCCATCAGCCGAAGCTGTGCAGGTATTAAGGGCACCGGTAGCAGATGTAGCAAGAACAGAACTAATTGCAACAGTACGGCATGCCGAACGATATTTCGACCGGTCAATGCCGCAGCTTGGCATTCCGTATTACTACTACCTGCGGAGTGTTGATGTTAATGGTCTGGTTGGACCGGAATCAGTAGTTAAAAGCTGTATTCCAGACAGGTATGTTAAAGATGTAATTGATGAAATACATGGCGTCATCGACAAAAGTTGGCTTACCCAAGAGCTTATTCAATTTATAACCTACGGAAATCCATACGCGCAAGAGATCTCCGATAGGCTAGACAGCATTCAAGGAGCACAACCTTGGGACTCAACCAGAAATTATAAAGCCGGTGAATATGTTACTTTCAATGGCGATTTATATCTGTCAACACAGCCAAGCTTAAATAAGCAACCCGATCAAAATCCTAATGAATGGCACAATATTGGCCAATATGCCGGAGCATTGGCGGCGTTAGGCGTTCGTATTGATACAGTAGTAGCGGAGGTCAATAAACAATCCGGAGATATTAATAATCTTGCTCAACAGATAAATGCTGTTCAAGCAAACCAAGGAGTCCATAATCTCTTAAACGATCCGCAGTTTGAATATGATACAACGTGGACGTTTTTGAGTGCTGATGTTACTGGCCCTGCCGTCAAATATGCTACTTATACTAGCGGGCTCTTTGGCGCACGTGCGTTAAAAACAGGAGTAGCGTCTAATGAGCGAACAGCAAGACTGTCGTCTACTGGTGCCACCATTTCAACGAGCTATGTGCAAATTGCTCAGTCTCCTTTGCCGGTAGAGGTAAACAAACGGTACCAATTCTCTGCTTATGTTGGCGCGTTACCACATGCAGTTTCTCTTTTCATTCTGTTTTATGATTCGGCCGATACACTCTTAACTACGGAATCAGCAGTTGTAGCAGCCACTAAAAGCGGCGGCAATGCACTCACCGACTGGGATCGTCCGGTAGTGTTTGGTGTTGCTCCTGCTGGTGCAGTTTATGCGCGTGTTATCATACGCATAACTCAGAATGGCACTGCCAGCCAGAGTAATTTAACCGCCTATATAGTTCGCCCCATGTTTGCTGTTGCCGGGGCGACCCAAACTGAGCCCAGCACTTGGGGTCCGGGCTTGTCTGCAGCGGCGGAGGCGTTTAATACACTTAGGTCACAAGTCACTACAATAGACGGAAGGGTCACGGCAAATGCAACGGCTATCACAGCGGCAAATGCAGAGTTAACTGCTCAAAATAATCGGATTACTGGCAATGCGAACGCGCTTACTACGCTAGACACAAAAGTAACAAATATCGATGGGAAGATAGCTGCAAACGCAACGGACATCTCAGAGCTTCGGGCGCAAACCGGAAGCGCGAACCTACTTAATGACCCAATATTTGAATCCAAATTGGGTATAGCGTGGTTTAAAACATATTCAGCCGGAGTTGTTGGACCGAGCTATTGGCAAGGGAATTCTTCTGATTGGAATCAAATTCTTTATACTCAAGAGACCGGAATAAATGCTAGTGCCGCTTCAATACCAGCAAACAATCATGTAGGTATATATCAACTTGTTTCAGTTATAGGCTCTACTTGGTATGCGCTTTCTGTTCATTTATCGATACTCAATACAACGTGCAGGATTGCGATTACTTGGTTAGATGTAAATAAAAATGTGATAGTTGTCTCATCCAGAGACATTGTTCCTACAACGCCAGCTGATGGACCGTCTTCTATTTATTGGCCTCGCTTTTTATTAAATGCCCAGTCCCCGGCTAATGCGCGGTTTGCTTATATCTATTTACTTAACGTCGGTCCGGCCTCAGGAACGCACACTGTATTTTTCTTTAGGCCACAACTTTGGTACTCAACTGCGAAAACTACTCTTCCTCCCCCATGGACTCCTGGAGAAAACCCTCCACTGTTCGCTGCACTCAAGCGCGAAGGCATGGCATGGGCCGATGGTACAGGCGGCGGAGGTGTAAAATATACAGTCAAGGCGGAGATCGAGGACGGCGATAATATCGTTCAAGCCGGTTATGGGCTTTCAGTAGTAAAAGAAGACAATCAATGGGTTTCTGATTTCTTTATTAATGCCAATAGATTTGCGATACGTGACCCGGCGGCTGTTCCAGGCACTGGTTTACAATATCCATTTGTTGTAATGAATGGCAATGTCTATATGCGTAATGCATATATACAGAATGCCTCAATTGACAACGCCAAGATTGCTAACCTGGCAGTCACAAACATTAAAATGGCGGAGTATTCTAACGTACTCGCTGGAAATTTTAGCGCGCATTTGAGTAATGGCGGCGCTGCATGGTTTAATGTATGGTCCGGATCAGATTGGTCAAGCAAAAGAATACTGTTTTTTCTTATTGGGCACACCGATTTCTACCCTGATAGTTTTTCTGGCGGCTCAATACAAGTAGGATTAAAATCTAGTAACAATGATGCACTTATAGATTCCAGTTTTCATGGTTCTGCTGAAAAATATACCAACCTCATACAAGAAACAGGCATGGCCACCGTTTTAGTAAAAACGAGTGATGGGGAGGCAGGACGAAAAATAGTGTATGGTACGATTGCGGTTGATATACAAGCATCGGGCAATATTCCTTTTTATATTTGGTCTTATTACAATAGATGCAGTACCCCATATGTTCAGGTTAGTTGGATATTAGGGCAAAAATAATGAGACACGTAATAGTTGAGCTTCATACTGGCCGAATCATTGGAGAATACGATCAGGCTAATATTGAATATATCCCTACGGCTGACCCGGCGATTACGGCTGAAACATATTATTGGGATGGGGCAAAGCTTGCACCAAGGCCACAACAGGTAAGCCACTGGAGCAAGAACGTACTCGATGCCGATGGAACAGACCACATTGTGATTACCGGTCTGTCGCAACATGCAAGCGTGATGATACAAGAAACCGGGCGTGATCTACATGTTGATCCAACTGGATTAGTGCAACTCTCATTTACAGAGCCAGGTACTTATACGCTTGTAGTAGAAGACTTTCCGAAAGCCAAGTATGTTCAGCACATATTGGCGCGGAGTGTAACGTCTACGCCAGTTGCGTGGACTCCGCCGGCTATTACGCCTGTTATGCCATTGCCAGTTACTGGCGATGGACAGCATACCGTGATAGCTGGGTTTATATTTGATTTTCATGATGCTTTGGTTCCTTTGCCCGGTAAGACAGCAACGATTGTTTACAATGTAGGAGCCGCAGATATTACCGTGCCAGTGCCACTACAGGATTCATTGGCTGGTGACGAAGTATTGGAACATCTTAAAGATGCGTTGCTTCATGAAACAGGATTTTTAACTGTTTTTGTATCCGGCTATACGTTGCAAATTGTCCCTGATATGAACGTTGTTCTTAGTAAATTTGATGTGACAATAGCATGATAATTAACATTGGCCCAGACATAGATGAGCTACGCCATCGGTATTTGGCCGAAGGATTGAGCCATCTGTACGAGAAAAGCCCGAAGCTCAAAAAGGCACGAACGCTTGGGCATTTATCCAAGCATTCCGTACCAGAGCATTGGAAAGACCAAGTAGAAACGTTCTACGATGATATTATGACGGCGAGTACCGTTCCGGAGTGCCTAGCGCTTCTCCGGAAATGGCAAGAGAAGACGTGGGAAGAATAAGTGCCGGCCTGCCTGCCGGCAGGCAGGCTGCGCTCAGGGCGCTCATTTGCAACCATCGCTCCATATTTTGTAGCCTCTATCGCCTGGTCGGCTCATGCCTACCGGCAGGCAGGTGTCCCAACTAGGCACCTTGATCTGCTGAAAAATTGGCTCCAGGTCTGTGGTCTTACGCTCCTGCCTTGCCGGTAGGCAGGTGCCATTTGGTCTTACAGGCGAACGATACTTGCCAACGGTTTTGGAGCAGGACGTACAGGGGGTGGCATATCCGTTCAGCTCCCGGTAAGCCGCGCCGGTGCGAAGGCGCTCCAGCACATTGCTACGGGACATCTTCTGGACCCTGCCGCAGCACTCCATGCGCACGATGAATCTAATGTCGCCATCACCTTGGTCGCGTGGAGCGCGTAGCACGGTAATGCCGGCATCCGGGTAATGCTTAGTTTCAATCACTTTTTTCATTATCATACTCCATCACATATTTCTCCATCGATGCCAACCGCAAGCAATTAACGCAGGAGCTTCGCCATCTTTTTCAATCGTGATTTTCATGCTGGTCTCCGTTTTTCAGCCGGTTGGCGTGTGAAGCTAACATCTCGATTCCCGAGGCTTTGGCGATCACATCAGCCCATTCTTCACGGTGGATAGCCATCAGGATGTTTTGCCATTCCTGCCGTATTTGCCAGGCAACGCTTTCGTATTCGCTGTCGTGTACCATTGTCTTACCTTTAGAAAACCAGATATAAGATAGCTATCCATGCAGCTATTCCGAAAATGGCAGCGTAGATCCAGACTGCGCTTTTTGAAATGCGTATCATTTTAGATTTCCCCATCGACTCTTTTGAAGCTCACGCTTATACGCCTAACAGCCTCATCAAGCTTGTCTGCCCATTTACGATACCGCAAGGCATCGCTCGGTTGTTTGTGCGCAAGATGCTCGGCTTCGCGTCGCCAATCTGCTGCTGACACAGTAAGCTCTTTAATGACGGCCTCTGCGCTGTTTGGGGTGTAGTGGTAATGGTTTAGGATGCTGAAATATTCTCGGCTGCTTAGCATTGTTAATTTTCTCCACCAGTTTGGTTTGTCGCCTAAGTTCGCGCTCCATACGCTTCTGGCGAGCTTCCTGCTGGTGCTGCTCGTTGATCTCGTGAAGGCGCTGCCAGCGCTCCAGGTTGAAGTCCTCGGCCGCCCATGCCTCCCGGCAGGCAGGCGCAGGGAGCGCGAGGATGGCGGCGAGGAGGGTTGGGATTATTTGGTTCATTTGAGCATCGGCAATGTGCCGAGAGCCGCCAGGAACCAGATCACTACGCCGGGCAGGCCGAAGAATAGGCCGATTGGGAAAGTGATTGCCAGGATGGCGATGTTGATGAATTTGCGGGTGTTGGTCATGTTTAGTTCCTGGTTGGTGCCGTCCAGATAGAGTTCTCCGCCATTTGCACGGCTGACGCGGCCAGCAGCCGGCTAAGCGGTTCCAGGTCCAGCATCTGAGCGCGCTGACAGACCGTGAGGACCCGGTCGAAGTGGGTCTCCAGCAGCTGTTGAATCTGGTACTTGCCATCAACCACGCCGTCGATGATGTACAAGGCAAGGATTTCAGCGGCCTTGGCCAGGTGGTACAGGCCGATCAGCTCCAACGCGGCGGCCTTGGCGGTCGCCGGGTCCAGACCTTCGAGATACCGCTGCTCGAAGGCGGCTTGGGCACCGCGCAGCCGGGCCACTCCTTCGAGCACCGCATCGCGATCCGTCCAGCCCTGCTTGCGAATGAGCCGAAGCCAGACATCCAAGATGGTCGACCAGGTGCGCGCCCGCCAGTCTTCGGCGTCCAGGGGAAGACCAAGCCAGGGTTCTTTGGCGAGCCAGCGTGCGGCGTCCGCCCCCTTGTCGCCGAGCACAGCAAGCGCACCGGCCCGCAATAGAAAGACAGCCGTGTCTATAGGGTCTGCTGGCCTGCCTGCCGGTAGGCATGGCCTGGACAGTGCGCGCATCAACCGGAAGGCGTCAGCGGCACATTGACGAAGCTCCAGCTGCGCTTGCTCGTCCTCTCCGACGCCGTCGAGCAGCAAACCGAGGGCCGCAAGCTCCAATGCCTCCGCCGCTCGTGCAACGAGCCGAGTGTCTTCGTCGATCGGTCGGTCCAGCAGCTCCCGGTGGATTTGCACCCGGCTGGCCTGCCGCAGGGCCTCCGCTCTGGTCGGGGCGATGAGGTCGAGCAACCGGCCTGCCTTGCCGGTAGGCAGGTGGCTCATGATCTGCCCTTCCAGGAGACATTCAGGGAGGTCTTCACCAGGTCCTTGACCGCGGGGTCGATCACCCGGGCCCTGAGGTTGGAGAAGCGGTCGTACTTCTCCTCGATCCCCAGGCCATGCCTACCGGCAGGCAGGCCATGCCTACCGGCAGGCAGGCCATGCCTACCGGCAGGCAGGCCATGCCTACCGGCAGGCAGGCCATGCCTACCGGCAGGCAGGCCATGCCTACCGGCAGGCAGGCCATGCCTACCGGCAGGCAGGCCATGCCTACCGGCAGGCAGGCCATGCCTACCGGCAGGCAGGCCATGCCTACCGGCAGGCAGGCCATGCCTACCGGCAGGC